AAAACACTTCAGCTTGTGCTTGTGCTGCATTAATACCTAGATCAAATAGATATATTAAGTTACCTTCATCTATCTGACCACCTCTAGGTCTAGCACTGTTTAGTGCCTGTTTCATACAGGTCATTATATGGTATCGTGATTCTTCTAGTTCGTAGTCCTCTTCAGTAAGTTCATCTTTACCTATATGCTCCATTAGTTTGTCATACTGATTAGTAAAGAAGTTCATCTTACGAATAGCACCCTGCACACTGTTCTGACCATTTGTTAGACCAGTTTCTAGTTCTAGTATTTCTATCTCTAGCATCTCTTTGTCTAGATCATCTGTGCATTCTTCTAGTTCACGTTGTTTCTTTTTAAGCTCTACCTCTTTCTTCTTCATATTAATAAAGGCTTCTTGCAATGCACCTCTAGTACGATCTACTTCAGCCAATGTATGTTTAATACTACGAATAGGTGTAATAGCAGTTACGTCCAGAGTTACACCCATGAACTGTGAGTGTGACTTATGGAAGTTAGATGTAGCTTGAGCAACTGCTGGCATCTTTTCTTTTATGTTTGCCAACATTGTTTTATATTCTGGCTTTACATTAGCAGGTAAGTTAATGTTTAGTTCCTGTTGTACTGCTATTTGGGTATTTTCTTTACTCATATAAATTAACTCCTTTGTTAAAGTTACCCCCTGTTTAATTTTTAATTATATTATATTTATTGTTTGTTGTCAAATGGTTATATACCACCATGCGAGTTTGATGCACATTGCGTTGCCTGTTGTCCTACATACAGTAAGTCTCCAAAGTCTGTTGCATTACCAGTTGAAGCTATCGTTATAACATCAATAGTTGTGTTTGAACTTATGCCTCCAGGAAATACGCCACTAGTTTTATCAGATAAAGAACCTACATAAGTTCTACTTGCTGTCAGATCTCCAAAATCTGTCGCATTACCTGCACTAGCCATTGTGATGTAATCTATAGTGTTTGCCTGACCACCAGCAAATACACCTCTAGTAGAACTAGATGCACCTGCAAGAAGTTGTCTCGCTGCTGTTAGATCTCCAAAATCCGTAGCATTAGCAGAACTAGCAAAGGCAACTGAGTCTATTACATTACTCAACGCTCCTAATTGTGAAGAATAACCTCCACCAAAAAATGCTGTCGTAGTGTTTGATACTGCTGCTGGTCCTCTTCTTGCTACTGTAAGATCACCGTGGTCAGTTGCATTACCTGCACTAGCAATAGTTATTTTGTCTATATTATCTACAGAGCCACTTACCCATCCACCACCGAACAAACCTATTGTTGCATTTGATGTTGCTCCATGTTGGAATCGATTTGCTGTAAGATCACCAAAGTCTGTTGATTTTCCCTTTGTGGCAAACACAGAGAACTCTATTGTGTTGTCAGCAGATTCATCACTGTCAGTACCACCTAATGCAAACACACCTCTTGTAGCACTACCTAATCCAGAACCATTCCGACAACCTTCATTAAGATCACCAAACATTATAGCGTTACCAGCAGAAGCAATGTTTACATACTGAATAGTCGTTTGATAACCAGCAGCATCTCCAGAGACATTAGCTCCTGCTATAAGGCCAATAGCAGCAGGGGCAAAGTCTGCTTCGTTTTGTACTGCTGGTGTGCCAGAGCAACATGCACCCATTGCAATTAAAGATACTGCTAAATCCCCAAAATCAGTAGCGTTACCTGTAGATGCTATAGTAACTTGTTGTATAACATTCACTATACTGCTAGGTAAATATCCTCCTGCAAATAAACCTCTGGTAGAATTAGACACACCACTTTGAATATAACCATTAGCTGTCATATCGCCAAAATCAGTAGCGTTACCTGTAGATGCTATGGTTATGTAATCAATAATATTATAGATAGTAGACCCACCACCATAACCTCCTGCAAATAATCCCCTAGTAGAGGACGCTGTAACTCCATCATGCACATAGTCTCTTGCTGTTGTTAGATCACCAAAATCTGTAGCATTACCAGCACTGGCTATGGTTATGTATTCTATTACGTTACTTCTGCTTCCTCCAGATATACCTCCTGCTGCTACTATACCTCTTGTAGTAGATGCAGTAGATCCTGGACCATCTGCTTTTGTTGCAGTGCAATCACCAAAGTCTATTGCGTTGCCATCCGTGGCTATTGTAATATATTGAATTACATTTCCTGCAGCTGAACCATCGTTACCTCCAGCTTGTATACCCCTTACATTATTTGAAAGACCTGTACCATGAACAGGAGTATTTGTTAAATCACCAAAGTCAGTTGCGTTAGAACTAGAGGACATGGTAAATTTTTCTATCGTGTTTATATTTCCACTATTAGAACTACCTCCAAGTACAATACCTCTAGTATCACTAGAACAACCTGATGCGTACATTCTTGCAGCCGTAAGATCACCAAAATCTGTAGCATTTCCTACAGTTTCAACTATTATTCTTTGTATTGTGTTTCGCCTAGCTGAACTTGCATCATACCCCCCTAGAAAAAAACCACTACTAGGCGTATTAGTAGGATCAGGCCAATCCCCTGCCTGACCAAATATTAATGGATCATGTATATTCCACACACCAGATGCAGTTGCATTTGAAAGATTGCTGGATGGCTCAGTTGGGCTTGGAGATATTATGGAGCCTAAGTATCTTTCAGTCATTACGATATACCTCCGTGTGCATCTGATCCTCCAGCAGTGTTTTCAGCAGAGGTTAAATCTCCATGATCAGTAGCATTACCTGTAGAGGCTATTGTAACTGCATCAATAATATTAACAGTGCTATTTATCGCAGTGCCTCCACCATCATTTCCATATGCAAACCCACCAGCAAAAGTAGCTCTTGTTGCTGTAGATGCACCAGTAGATAAATATCTTGATTGAGTGGAGTCTCCGAAATCTATAGCATTGCCAATTGAGGCAATGGTGATATAATCGATGTTATTACCAACAGCACCTGATGCTCCATGAAATCCTGTTGAAAAAAGACCTCTTGTGCTACTACCACAAGTGGCTGGACTTTGTCTCGCTAATGTAAGATCACCAAAATCTATCGAGTTACCAGTGCTGGAAATTGTTACATACTCAATAACATTGCTATATGATCCTGTATAACCACCTGCAATAACTAATCTTGTAGTAGATCCAGTTGCACCCCTTGAAAAGTTTCCTGCTAGTAAATTTCCAAAATCTGTTGCGTTACCAGTACTGGAAATAGTTACATAATCTATTGTATCACTTCTACCACCACTAGCATTTTCACCTCCTGAAAATATCCCTCTTCCATTTCCAGCACCAGCAGTTACGTTATCTCTTCCTTCAGACAAATTACCAAAATCAACAGCATTACCTTTTGTTGCAAAAGTAATGTAGCTAATGTTTTCTCTGTCACCAGGAGTTGTAGTATTGTTTCCTGCTATTAACAGTCTGGTAGAACTTGACGCACCTCCATGTGGAGCTTGATGACGTTGTACACCATCTCCAAAGTCTATAGCGTTACTTGCAACAGTTATATTATAAAAATCTATTGCATCACCTTGTGTTGGGTTTGTTTCATGGAACATTACAGCCATAGATCCAACAGGTAAAATGTTAGTATCAATAGGAAAAGCAGAATTATACTGATACTTTGTCTGTAGTTTCCAAACGCCTGAGAATGATGGAGCCATTATAATCCTCCATGTGAGTTTGATGCACCAGAAGCTGCTTCTCTTACTACTGATAAATCTCCAAAGTCAGTAACATTACCAGTACTAGCTATAGTTATATATTCCATTATATTTGTTCTACCTGAGGAACCTGATTGATTTACCCCACCACCGAATACACCTCTTATAGTGGAAGATGCTCCTGTAACATAAGTTCTTTGTGTGCTTAAATCTCCAAAATCTGTGGCGTTACCTGTACTAGCTATGGTAATATAATCTATAATATCTTCAGATGCTCCACCAGCAAATACACCTCTTGTTCCAGAAGATACTGCTCCAACTCCATCGCTTCTAGTCGATGTTAAATCACCAAAATCTGAGGCATTTCCTAATGACGAAATAGTAATATATTGTATTACATTACCTGCACTATCTCCTCCTCCTATTACTCCTCTAGTACTAGAAGCAAGACCACCTCCTGATCTGTTGTCTTGTATTAAATCGCCAAAATCTGCGGAGTTTCCTTCTGATGCTATAGTAATGTAATGAATTACTCTATTACCTGAACCACCATTAAGTCCACCAGCAATAAATCCTCTAGTAGAGTTTCCTAAACCCATTCCCCAATATGAACTAGTTCCAGTTAAACTACCAAAAGAAGACATATTTCCAGAAGAAGAAAATAATTTAAATGTTATTGTGGTTAGATAAGCAGATCCACTATAACCACCTCCAACAATATATCTAGTAGAACCTCCTATAGCAGAACCACCTGCCATTGTTGAACTTAAATCACCAAAATCAGTAGCATTTGCTGTAGTTGATATAACAATTTTGTCTATGCTATTTACCCTAGATCCACCTGAACTTTCTCCTCCTGAAAAAAATCCAACAGGTTGAACAGGACTAAAACTAGAAGTAGCATCAGATAATGGGCCATTACCGTAGTCATTAATCGCCCATACTCTTGCTGTGTAGCTAGTGCCGTTTGTCAATCCAGTGATAGTTACAGGTGATGCAGAGTTAGTTGCACCAATGACATTTGTACCATCTGTGGCTGAAGCACCATATAATGTAATAGGATCATCCCCAACATCAGAAGGTGCAGTAAATGCTACAGATACTTGAGCATCACCAGCAGTAGCTGCACCTATTGTTGGGGCATCAGGTACACTAAGATTGTCCTGACCACCTATAAAACTTCCTCTACGAACCATTAAGAATCCCTATTAAGCGTCATCAATTTCTTCATATGAGCATACTGCACTTAAATCACCAGCAGCAGATGCTTGTATCTTCAATATGTCATTTTCCATTAAGTATAGACCCATATTCTTATCAATTACAACTAGCGTTGCATCAGCAGGAACTGATATTGTTTTTGCTAGATAGTAATCAGCAGAACTACGTGTTATCCACACATCAATAGAAGCAGCATTAGTTCCATCTATATTTGCTATAACAAGCGAGTTAATCTTTTGTACTTTGTTAGAGCCACAAGTTAGCAACGAAACAGCAGAGGCTGCAACGTCTGCATCAAACACTGTGTTTGCATAAATAGAACTAACAGCTACTATATTTGGATTTGCCATTGTTTATCTCCTAATTAACCAAATACCATCGCCATAGCGATAGCTTTACCTGTAGATGCTTTCGCATCAAGTTGAGTTTGAATTGCAGATGTAACTCCGTTTACATAACCCAGTTCTGTTGAGGTAGTTGAAATACCATCAAGTTTATTAAGTTCTGTTGCATTTGAAGTTACTAAAGTACCACCTAGTTTAAGTCCGTTAGTACCATCATGTGATGCAACATCAAAATTATTTGTACCGTCTGCAACTGTTACATCACCACTAAGTGTTACGTTACCAGTAACTAACAGAGTATCTGTGCCATCTTCATCATACTCCATTGTAACATCTTGATCACTACCAAACTTAATCTGTTTGTCATCAGCGATGTATACATCACCAAACTCTGCACTTGCAGATCCTATATCTGCACCACCAGATGCATCAGGCAGTAGTGATGTTTCTACTGTCATTGTGTTTGTTCTAATACCAGATTCACCGTTATCAATTGCACCAAAGCCAGAAGTTATACTACCTGAATCTAGAGCACCTGTTGTAACAATACCAGAACCACCTGCTATAGGGCTAAATATAGAGTTTATACTAGTTGACCCTATAGTTATTGCATCAGCTTCAAGAGTACCATCAATATCAGCATCACCGCTAATGTCTAAACTAGCACCATCAACTTCACCAGTTACCGTAATAGAGTCTACATAAGCATCTTTCCATCTTACAGAACTAGAACCTAAATCTACATCACTATCAGACTGTGGACCAAATATATTGTCACCTAAATAAACCTGCTCAACATTTGCTGCATAGAAATGTATTTCATCTGCTGTCTCAAAATCTATCTTAGTCTCATCATCCTCACCTATCTTTATATCTGTTGCAAGTAATGATGTAATACCTGTCTGTGCTGCATTAATAGTAAAGGTTAAGTCATATGGATCACCGTCTGATCCATCTGAAGTGTCTGTCCAATCAATATCAATACCACCACCTTCAACAAACTTAACTTCACTATCCTTTGTTATCTGTACTTCTGTGCCATCACCATCTTCTAAAACAAACTGCATGTTAGCTGATTGTGAATCTACGTATGCTTTAATAGATTGCTGTGTAGCTAGTTTAGTTGCAGAGTTAGATGACATATCATCTTCATCAGCCACAGCAGTACCACTAACACCTGTGTTTAACACTGGACTTGTAAGTGTCTTATTAGTCAGTGTTTGTGTGGCTGTGTCACCAACTAAGTTAGAACTTGTTGTTGGTAGCACAAGTGTGACATTTCCCCCAAATGCACTATGAGCAGGAGCAGTAATTTCTGCATAGTGAGCATTTGAACTTTCACAGTAGAATCTAACGGTAGATACAGAACCACCATTCTTTAAATCTATTACTCCAGACTCTATACCTACATTACCATCTATTATAACCTGACCTGTGCCTTTAGGTGTTATTTTAAGACTTATGTTTGTGTCATCACCTGTTGCAGATATTTCAGGTGCATTACCTGTAGCAGCATTAGTAATATCAAACTGGTTGACTGCTGAAGAGGTTGTCTGAAATATAATCTGTTCATTACCATTTTCATCACCAATAAAGTGTGCATCATCAATTAGTATGTTGTGGCTGTTTGTATCTAAGTCGCCACCTAACTGAGGAGTAGTATCATCTACTACGTTACTAATAGCACCTGAACCAGCTAACCCAGATACTATAGTGCTTCTAGTAATTTTCTTTAGTCCACCACCAGAAGTGTCTATTGCTAAAAATACATCATCATTAGCTACAGTAGATATTTCACTTAAATCTCCTACAGCAGTAGGATTAAAGTTTGTACCATCTGCTATAAGTAACATACCAGAAGTGTTTGTACCCATAGTTAGGTCATCACCTGATATGGTTAAGTCACCTGCAATTGTAACATCTGCACCAGAAAATGTCAACGCTGTTGTTGTACCTGATTTAACAATTAAGTTACCTGAACTATTAGTTAGTGCAGCATACTGTGTGCCATCGTCTTTTAGTAATACATCTGCACCATTTGCATCAAGAACAACATCACCTGCTGTATCTATTATTAGATCACCTGTATCGTTTACTATGTATGAGTTTGTGCCACCATGATATAAGTTAAGATCCTCACCTGCACCTATTGTAAGTCTACCTGTAGCACTGTCACCTGTAAGATCATCTGCATCAGCATCTACATCTATCTTTACCAAACCACCTGATGTTATATTAGATGCACCATTGTCAATGTTACCAAAGCCAGAAGTTATGCTACCAGAATCTAATGCACCTGTAGTTACTAAGTTAGGCATAGCTGTTATTTCATCATCAAGATATGCAGCTAATGTTTGCACAGTTGTTTGACGCATAGTTCCAGCATCATTTATAATTAAACCATCGCCATCTGCAATTGCTGTTGTGCCTACTGTGCTATCACCGTCCATTAAATTTAATTCAGTAGCAGAACTTGTAATTTGTGTGCCACCTAAAGTTAATGATCCAGATATATCTGCATTACCATTAATGTCTATAGTTGTTGCATTTATTTCTATTTCAGTATCTGATACTAAATCTAATACACCATCAGCAGATTGATGTATATAACTACCACTATCACCAAACTGTAATTGGTTAGTACTATTTAATATTATACCAGTATTATGAACATGAGTTAATGTAACATCTTGATCTGCACCAAGATAGATAACTGAGCTATCTGCTAAATATATATCACTAAACTCATTAGATGCACTACCTAATGCTACACCATCAGCACTTGTTGGGTGTATTGCAGTAGCAGTCACAGTAACCTGTTGTGCTGGACCTAGCTTTTCTATAGGCCCACCTTCTGCTGCTGTACCATCATGCGTATGTCCTGATGTACTAAAGGCAGTTACAATGGCATCAAACTCACCATCAAGATCAGAGGCGTTTATTATATTGCCATCAGCAATGTTGTTAGCAGTATCGTTACGTGTATATCCTGTTCCCATTTTTAATTACCTTCTTGCGTGTGTAGCATATTCCAATGTTAATGCGTCAAGTGCATATGGAACATCTGTGTTATTGTCTGCTTCAAATTGTGCAGATACTGTATTTCCTGATCCTATTGTCTGTGCAGAAAATACTTTTTGTAGTTTAGCTCCAAAGGTAGCTGTGCCATACACACCTATACCATAGAACTCAGCAGATCCACTAGCAGCATTTGTAAAAGTAACTGCTGGCATAACTACAGATCCACTTTCATCAAAGTCAAATTTTAAGTTTAAATCAAAGTTAACTCTACCTTCAGGGTCTAAATAAAATTGTGCTTTATATATTGTCTTTCTAAGTCTTGGATCATTAATTGGATAGAACGGTGTAGCAAATGTGGTAGCTATATTATTACCATCAAAGCTAGATGTATCATTCTCCATTCTATGTAAAAAACCTTCTTTACCAGAAAAGATAACAAACTCTGTAGTGCCTGAATAAACACTAGCACATGCTGTTACCTGTATGCCTCTAGTCTCAGCAAAGTCAATTACAGATGCCTCACCCGGTGATGCAAACTGTGTAAATAATATTCCTTGTGCACCATCTCTAGTAAAGTTTTGATTCCATCCAAACAACCTATATTGTGACTTGTTACGTATAACCAAACTAAAAAAGTCTGTGTGTAATTTTACAAAATTATTAAACGTGCCTTGTATCTTTTTAGTTATAGGTGCTAAACCAAAGTCACCAATACGTTCTGTCGCACTAAGAAGTCTTAGACCATCAGGAGCCATAAAGACAACATCACCACCTATCTCCTGTACACTATCAGTTTGTGTACATCCTATGTCACGTGTTATAGGTTGTAAGTTAAATGTTGCTAGTGCATCACCGTTTAATCTAAATATAGATGAGGTAGTAAAAACTATAAGCTGATCTCTAAAACTTTTTATTGCAACAATATCAGCATCTAAGCCTATACTACCAGCACCATTACCACTTTCAAAATCTGTAGTAGTAAGAGGTGCACCAAAACTTAACACTCTACCTTTACCGTAGAATATGTGATTTTTGTGTGTAGCAACAACCTTTGCACCTATCACATCTGATGGTGCACTATCTAACACAGTAAATGTAGTACCGTTATATAATGCAGGTGCATTTGTTCCATCTACTATTACAAGTGTTGTAGTTCCTGTAAAGTCTACTTCGTCAAAGCGTGTATTGACTGCACCTTCTCTATCACTAGAAATAAAAGTTATAGCTGCATCATCTGCTGGACTACTTGCTAAACTATCACCATCTGTAAGTGTAATATTGACTTCTTTAGTGCCTGAATGTGTGTATGATGTAACACTAGTCTTAATAGTATACGTTCCATCTACACCTGCAATAGTAAATACATCACCTGCCTGTGGAAAAGAATCAAATGCATCTGCTACTAATGTGCTACCTGTTTGACTGCCACCGTCAACTAATGGTGTGCCATAGTTAGGTTTATTTATTTTAGTATAGCCACTACCTGCTGTTTCTACTAAGTCAGCATTCATGGCTACAATAGCTTTAGCATTAAAGTATGTCATACCATTCGCATAGTTAGCTGTAGTAACTGTAGCAAATGTAACTACTGCACCATTATCAGGACTTGAATCTAATGCACCTGTTAGTGTTAAGGTTGCTCTATTTTTTGTAGCATCAAAAGACACTCCTGATATGGTATAGGTATTAGAAACATTTTGTATAGTAAACGTATCACCAACAGCAGGTGTAGTATGTATAGCCCCTATAACTAGTGTAGTACCTGTTTGAGATGCACCATGCACAACTGGATTACCATATGGGGCTATAATAGCACTGTCAAACTTTTCGTATCCCTGTATACGTTTGTAACCTCCGTCAATAGATGGTTCATAGTTACGTAGTATACGTGCAGAACCGGGAGCATTGATAGCCTGTTGCAGTGGGCTAAGATTAGTTATAAGCCCACCCTTAAACTCTATTCTAAAAGTCTCCCAAGCGTCAGGCATTATAGTGCATCCAAGCTAGATCCTGCTGTTGTTCTTGCAGATCCTAATCTACGTCCACCTGTACTTGCAGGTATCATATAAGATCTCATGTAATGGTATCTATTAATAAGCATAGAACGCATTGCCTTAATACCTTCATCTGCTCTCTCTTTTAGTAGAACTGCATCCTGTGTATTACCTCTAAACATCAAAGCGTAAAACATAGCTGCATCTACAACAACATGTCTAAACCTATCTGGTATTACCATTGTGTCACCATGTGCGGATAGATCACTTTGAAATACATAGTAATCAAAAACTAATGTGTATGCCTGATCAGGTGGTTCTACTAAACCATACTTTAAATCAGGTCCATGAAAAACAAAACGTGGCAGTGCACGTTGTTGACTAGATGCATATTCCTGATCTACGTATTTTTCTAAATACTCATCGTAAGTTATTATTGCTAGTTTTCTAGTGTCATTTCCTAATGTAGCATTCTCTTTAATCCTAAATGATTCAAAGTCAATTAAC